AGCTTGCGAGTGCCGCTACTGAAAGTGCGGCTAGACTAGCAAAAAAAGTAATCCCTGGCTCTGCTATGACCGCGACTGAAAAGGCTAAAGCTTTAGACAAGTATTTGTTAAAAAAGCACCCAGTCGGTCATAGGGTAGAAAAGCTTAAGGGCGCGGCTACTGATGCTGGCAAGTACTTAAGAGCTAACGTCAAGCCTATCGCTGGCGGAGCTGCTGTTGGTATGGCTGCTGGAGCTCTCGGCCACAAAGCTTTGAGCAAGAAGGAAGACTAGTCATGGCTATCAAGTCACTACAAACCCTCATGGACGAGGCCGACAGGTTGATTGCATCAACCCGTGGCGACGTTGTGAAGGTTGCGGCAGTGGCTGGGTTAGATGACGTTGTGGGAGTTGCGCAGGCATTAATTAATGCTGGCGCTATTGAATCTGGAAATGACTCTGGGGTTGTGAAAACAGCCTCGGAGTCTTCCGGGTTTGATAAACTGGCTCTCGCACTCAATCGGTCGCTTGCGGCTGTTGAGATTGAGTCGATGGAAAAGATTGCTAAGTTCTGCGGCTCTGCCCAGAACAACGGGTACACAGATCAACAGATTACAGAGGCAGTCCAAAAGATTGCCGCTGCAAGTGTTAAAAAAAATCTGGCTACCTTAGTAGCTCTCGAAGCATCGACTACGGTAGGTACGGGTATTACTCAAAAAGTTAAGAAGCCTGTGTCTACTGACCAAGGCTGCGATGTCGACCTGACTAACAACATGGGGAGGGGGCTATGAAAACAGTCTCTCTGGACATGGTTAAACAGGCCGGTGTTTTACTGAAGCGAGAACATGAGGAGCGTTTGCGGCTAGAAAAAGTAGCTTCTGCGCTCGAACATGAAAAACGTGCGATGAAAATTGCATTTCGTGAGGTAGAATTAGGTATTGCAGAGCCTTTTAAAACATTTGATGAGTTTTTGAGTAAGGTTGCAAACCTAACTCAAGAAAACCTCGATATCGTCGAGAAGGCTTTGGAACGGGGTTATGGTTCTTCTTTCCATACCGCAGAGCTATCTGATGGGAGCCCAGCTCCCAGAGGAAGTAATGCATTGGAAAGATGGGTTTTGAATGGCGAGGAAGCATAAAAAGGAGAAAATACTATGTCACTTCCTAGTGAATTGATTGCACCTATCAGCGTAGATCTTCGAGCAGAAGAGCTTGCTTTAGAAGTAATCAAAGGTAATGAAAAGTTGATGGTTATTGATGGCGCTTTAGCCTCAGGAGTTAACGTAGCAGCTGGTGACTGGGTTTTGAAAACCACCACTGGTTTCGACGAAATTCCTACAGGCAACGGTCAACCACACGTGTATCCTGTCGTTACTGGTAACAACCAGTACGATGCATTGGCTACTGGAAATGTTACTGCTGCTATCGGCGGCGGTTTCATCTACCGTACCAATAAGTATGTAGCTGGTTCCTACACCGTCGGTCAGGCTTTGACAGTCAAAGACTTGGGCGCTGGTGAGATGGTTCCGTCTGCTGCAGGTGTCAACGATGCTATCGTTGCTCGTGTGTACAATATCGATGCTGTAAAAAGCATTATGGAAATCTTGGTTCTTAATCGCTAGTAGCGGTTGAGATCTTAGAAAACTAAGCCAACCTAAGAAGGAGGAGGCTACAAATGATGAATGAAGAAGCAACCACATTTAATAACCTGTTTATCGAGCGTATGGATACGCAAGACGGACAGGTTAAGACAGCTCAGGCAGGACAGGCTTACGTCCGTTCTTTCCTACGTGAACACAGTTTTGCTCGTAAGATTCTCCCACCAGAGAGTGTTACCAGAGCAGATCTCCAACGTTCTACCCGCCACGACACCTTGATCAAGGTAGTTGATTTCGAGCATCCCTCGACAGCTGCTGCAGTCAATTTTCGTTCGGCTGGTCGTGAGCGTTACTTGCAAGGCAAGCGTTACTCAGTACCTTTCTTCAAAGTTGAGAGCGATCTCTTCACGAAGCAAGAAGCTGAATTGCTTGCTTACGAGTACCCAATCACTAAGGTGATTGAAGAAAACAGCATCAAGGACATTATGTTTGTAGAAGACTCTGTCTTCTTGCAAGCTTCTGCCGGAGCTGTTTTCAATTCTGGTAAGAAAATTGTTAGCGCTGACACTGCTGTGTCACGTAGCAATCTTAACAAATTGTTCAAGATGATCGATGTGGATAAGCTCCAGTCGATGGTATGCTTGATGACCTCAGTCGATTTTGATGACTGGCAGGTTCAGCAAGCAACTGATGTCGGCTCACCTTTGGCTACCGAAATGGTTGTCAATGGTTACAAGTACGACACCATCATGCGCCGTAAGCTTGTTGTGACCAACAAGGTTGATTTGCTCAGCCCTGGTCATATCTACGCTTACACCGATCCTAAGTTCCTCGGTAACTTCTTCATCTTGAACGACGTTAAGTTCTGGATTAAGAAAGAAGCCGATCGCGTGTTCTGGAAGAGCTGGGAATACGTCGGAATGGGTATTGCAAACCTTCGTTCGGTTGCCAAAATCGAACTTGCGGTTCCGCAAATCATTCCTGGCGGCGGTTCTTTCTAAGATTAGAAGTATTTGTTCTATTCTGGCCCAGGTGGTTAACCTCCACCTGGGCTTTTTTATTGCCTACAGCACTGACCTAGATGTAGTGTGGGTTTAGGAGATTCATTATATGGAAAGCAAGAAAAGATACCGCATTGTAAACGTGACAAACCTCACCGGCGGCAGAGGTAATTTTTTAGATTTGGGCGAGATCAGCTCTGGCGTGTTTATTCCACCGGGGAAGTCTGTGACGGTGGAACTCAGCTATATCCCACAAATTCTCAGAGACTGGGCTGAGGCAGGTAACGTCCGTATCCACAATGACACCACTGGTCAGATCGAGATGGGCCCTAGCGCAGATATCTCAAGAAGTATGGTTGCTCCAGTTGGTGAGGTTTCTGCTACAGAGCTTGATATTGGAGAAGATGAGCCAGACCTTGCTGAGGCTGTCCCTGCGGCACTCCCACACCAAGCAGATACACGAAGCAATGGAGCACACCTCCCCGATAACAGCCAACAATCCCGCGCGAAGGTAACATTAGGGAGCCAAGATGAGTCCTACCCGGTTGACGCTATTTCTCCTATTCCTGGCGACCGTCCTCGTAGTATCGATGATTCCGAGAAGTTTACTGTGAAAGCCCCCCGCACCCAAGGTGTTGGTGGCATCATGGGTCGGTAGGTGTTAAAATAGGGACATGTCTAATCTATTTGATGTCCCACCACAACACAGGATTCGAATGGAGAAGGCGCGGAAATATCTGCGCCTTTTTCTTATGGATACCGAGGAACTTAATAGGTTGGTGAGGGGTAAGGAGATCGATGACGATCGCCTTGATCTTGCTATTGAACTCACGATCAGTGATTGGAACACAACCACACCAGTGATTGGTAGAGTTAGCATAGGTAGTTTCCCCTCACTTTATTTGCTCCTGCACGGCGCCGCTATTCAGTGTTTGAAGATGGGCGGGCTATGGCAGACAAGAAACGAACTCACCTACAACTCTGGTGGCAGTAGTTTTGTCAGAGCTAATAAGACTCCGTACTACCAGAGCTGGATTCAGAATTTTTCATCTGAGTACGAGGCTAAAAAATTAAACTACAAGATTCAAAGGAACGTTGAGGGTGCTTACGGAACAGGGTTTCATTCTGAGTACGACTTAATAGGCTATGACTGGTAGCGTCATAAATGAACACTATAAAATTCAAATCCTATCGCGCAATACCTCTCAGCAAAACACCTGCTAAAGTTCTCATCAAATGGGAGATTGAGGCCGGCACTACTGATTTGCAGGATTACGAGTTTTACGTCGAGCGTGGGCAGGCTGAAGATAACAAGCCTGGCGTTCAGAACGTAGATATTTTCAGAAGGCCTGTTACGCCTGAGATAGCGGTCACCACTACAAACAATATGCATGTGCTACATCGCGATGGTATCAGCGCACTTGATTTTAGCTGGTACCTTGATTTTAGCGACGCACTTAAGAACTTAAACGCCACTCCGTTTTACCGCATCAGATGCAGGAAAATAAGCACGCAAGAAGACATAGTCACTCCGAGCTTTACATGGGCTGGTGAGCTAGACCTTGTAGGTCTTTATGTAATTGATGAGCACAACTTCATGCTCTCCGATGTGACTGGTGTGCCGTGCCTAGTTTATAACAGACGGCGTGGTGGAGTGCCGTGCCCACGTTGTTACGACCCCATTCAAAAGAAACGCACCTCCTCTAGTTGCAGCACTTGTTACGGAACCAACTGGGTGGGTGGCTTTCACAAACCTATTGATACGTTTATTGACTTCACACCTAACCCAAAAGCATCTGTGATCCAGCAGTGGGGTGAAACACAGCCCAACGAAACAAACGCGCTCGCATCTAATTTCCCCTCCCTATCACCTGGCGATATAATCAGAGAGCTTAGGGAAGACAGGTTATGGCGTGTGGTACAGGTGGCCGAGACAGAGAAGCGGCGTGTGCCAATGCTACAATTTACCCGCATCACAGAGATTAAGCCCGGAGACATCGAGTACAAGATACCTGTTGATGAATTGCTTTCTATTGCAAAGATTGCTGAGCTAGAGTCTAGTAAATTAAAAAGGGAGTTTTAATTATGTTCGCAGAGGGCTTCAAAAAGATTGCGTGGGAGATTAATCAACAGGCAGCCGCTGATTTTAGTCGCGGAGCTAGCAAAGGCTTTGGCGCTGATGACTGGAAGTCTGGTATACAAAACCTCAAGAATCAGATTGGTCTAGGAGGCCCCCAAAAACCTCCTGCAGCAGGCACAGTCGACAGGGCTGGTGGGTAAAAATGTTCAGCACTGGCTTCCTCAAAATCGCTGGCGTGTATAGTGTGCAAGGACCTCAAGGCGGTATCAAGCCCAGCAGCAAGCCCGCACGCATTAGCAGTCCTACGCCCGCACCTAGTTTTCTAAAGTCTGTTACCGGGGCCAAGGCGACCACTCCATTTGGCAGGCCTCTAACCGGCTTTGGGCACCGTCCCAAAATAACGTCTTTCCTACGACATGGCTAAGGCTAAACTAACCCTATCCTCTGTAGAAGAGTTGTTTTCTGACACCTCACCGTTCCCGGCGGAGATGATCAGGGATCAGGTAGTTGAGGACCTTAAGATGACTGATTTGGCAGGTGCTAATCCGTCTCAGCTAAAGATCTCTTTTGATGCTGACCAAGGGAGTGATATACTCATCAGGAGGATAGACCCAAAACAAGCACAGGGCTATCTCGTCTTTCAAGACGAGCGGGATTACACTTCTTGGCTTTCCGCAGCACTAGCAGGACCTCCAGATTCAGAAAGGAGCGGCAATGGCAACGGGACCTAGAGATATAATCGACCCAAATAAGTTCTTCCCTAACACGTTGTTGTTCATGGAGAATAGTTTGCTCGCGTTTTTGCAGGCACTATTTTCCACATTCCCTCAGGATACCGGGTGTTTCCACTACAATGACAGCTCAGACCTGACAGAGATTAAGATCGAGGGTCAGGGCACTGACAACTTAGATTCTGTCGACACCAGGCCCAAAATCACAGTATTTCGTGGTAACGTGGGTTGGAACCTGGCTGGAATAAATGGATCGGTGGGGAGTAAGAATTTAAGCCAGTTGCAGGTCAGACACACCGCGATCTTGTCAGGGACTGTTGGTATTAGCTGCTACGCTAGAGAAGATCTAGAAGCTGACCGTATCGCAAACATCTGTGCAAGCGCAGTAGAAGCGTTTAGCCCAGTAATTAGAAGGTTTGGTTTCTTGCAAGTGCACACGGCTCAGATAGGACAGCGAGCTCAGATAGGTGCAGATAGTCGTCCTGAATTATTCGTTACTCCGGTCCTTATCAAGGCCGAGGTAACAAAAAACTGGAACCGCGAGATCGTGGATCCTGTTCTACTTAGAAAAGTTTTGATACAATATGTTACGACTCCTAAAGTTGGTCCGTAACTTAGCCCAGAAGAGGTTGATAAATGGCATACAGTGAACCAGGCGTAAAAGTTTCTCAGCAGTTTGTAAATGCATTGCCAGCACTGGCAGCGTTTGCATTACCAAACGTAAACGTAGGGCCAGCCTTCCAGGTTGTTACTGGCAGGGCCGCCGGCGCATACACGGGTGTTGCCGCAGACTATGCCTACGCAGGACAAATCTTAGGTACGATCGTAGACACGCGCGAAGACGACGGAGACCTAGTTGGTTATCCGGTGAAGATCGAATTAAAAGACACTGTCATCCGCATCCTGAACCAAACCGGTACGGGTGATGTAGATACCTACGATCTTAATAAATTTAACGACGTTACGGTTAACGTTTTTCTAAACGTTGTCGCGGGAGACGTTATCGTTGTCACTGGCTCAGGCCTCGGCAACAACGGTGCTTACACCGTCAGAGAGAAAGTTAGCAGCAACATTTTAGTAACTAACGAAACCTTTGCAGCTGTAGAAGCAGGCCTTAACTACAGCATCAGACGCAATATTCAGACTAGTGTAGGTAATGTATTAATCCCTACCTCTACATCTGGTGTCACCGTCACTGACTTGTTAGTCCACTTACCGGTCTCTCTTACCTACGTTGACACTGTTTTTGGAACGGTGCCTATCATCAGCGCAGAAGTCCTTCTCAGTTACAGAGCGCTCCGTTTAGAAAAGTCTGCTGATGTGTTTGAGTACAAGAAAACAAGCGAGCTCCAAGCTGATTTCGGTCTTGACCAAATCGTGCCTGAGAATCCAGTAGTTTTCGCGGCTTTCTTAGCACTCAATAACTCAGCCACTCCTACAAATATCTTAGCTCTTCCACAAGACTTCTTAGTCCCTGGCGATGAGCTTCTGGCTTACAGCAAAGCATTTGATATTCTAGCACTGACTGAAATGTACGCGATCTCTGTTCTTACTCAGAACACAGCCGTACACGGATCCCTTAAATCTCATGTAGAGGGTATGTCTTTACCAGACAACAAGCGTGAGCGTGTCGGTATCATCAACCGCAAAATTGTTCTCGATGCTGTTGTAGTTGACGAGGTCACCACAGGTGGAGCCGAAGGCATCAGCGGTGTCGGGTTTAACATCTTTGATTCTGCAGCGTCACAGTTCATCACCGATGGTGTTGTCCCTGGAATGTACCTCAAAGTAACTGCACCCTCTCCAGTAGTTGGTCGGTACAAGATCGGTGCCGTGAGTAGCCAGACACATCTCATTCTCTCAGAGGCAGCTCCTGCTGCAGCTCTAGGAGTGACATTCACTATTGAAAAGAACCTTACCAAGGCAGAGCAAGCAGCTGTACTTTCAGCTTATGCTCATAGCTTAGGATCAAGACGTTTGGTCATGACTTGGCCAGATGTGGTTAAGATCCCTGTAGGGAACGTAATCAAGCAACTTCCTGGGTATTTCTTAAACTCTGGTATCGGCGCTCTTACCACAGGGTTGCCTACTCAACAGGGTCTGACCAACACCTCTGTAAGCGTTTACACTGGTGTGGTTCATAGCACTAAATACTTCGACAGAGATCAGCTAAATGTGATCGCTGACGGCGGAGTGATGATCTTTGTTCAAGACGTGCTTGATCAAACGGCTCTTTATATCAGGCACCAGCTCACCACTGACAGGTCTGCTATCAAGTTCCAAGAATACAGCATCACCAAGAACGTGGACTTTGTTGCCAAGTTTATCCGTAACAACCACAAGCAGTTTATTGGTAAGTACAACATCGTCGACAATGCTTTTGACGATCTCAAAACCAATGCTAAAGGCATCATCACTTTCTTAGTGGAGAAGACAAAACTTCCTAAGATCGGTGGCGTTCTTCGCAGCGGGAAGCTTACAAAAATTGAGCAGGACCCTGTCAATATCGATAGTATTGTTGAGGTGTATAACCTAGATATTCCAGTGCCTCTCAACAACCTAGACATCACTATTGTCGTCTAATTTTCAAAGCATTAAGGAGATCTATAAATGGCTACTACCGACTTTGCAAACTGGGACTTCAGTAACTATCATGTCCAGCAGGAACTTAAGGGCGGACAATTCGTGTCTGCAGAAACATCACTGATCGCCTCCGGAAGACCGGAAATCACTGGCGGCGGTAACTACAGCTCCGGCACTGCCGGTGACGTAGGCACCGTGTACCCTATTGGTTTGATCGAGAACGCAGGCATCAGCCAAAGCAAGCAGCTACAGAAGTTGTTTGAAATCGGCAGCTCCAGAAGCTACTTCGTTCCCGGCCGCGTGATCGGGTCTGTGAACATCGGCCGTATTTTTTACTACGGCCCTTCGCTTCTCCGAACCTTCTACGCCTACTACTACAATGATGCTAACAACATCAAAATTGGTACAGAAGCAGCTAGCGCTGAAGTAACTCTAGAGGATAGCAGTATCACTCAGTCTCCTCTCGCAAGACTTCTTGGTAGCGACACCGCTTTCCACAAAGTTAAGCACAGTCCTGGCGAAGATTACTTCTACGTGAATCTTGCCTCTGACTTATTCAATCAAGGCTTTGGTCTTGCGTTCTACTTTAAAGACACTAACTTCAACTCTGTCGGTGCATTCTATCTTGAGAATGTGTACGTACAGGGCCACCAGTTCAGCCTGAGCTCTGGTTCAGTGCTGGTTATGGAAGGTGCGTCTATGCAGTACGATCGTATTGTTCCTATTAAGTTGATTAACGCCTAATAGGTGGTGCCTGCATGGATTCTCTGGATAAAAAACTAAGGTTAACATTCCGCACGATGTACGGAGCAGGTACCGGAAGCGCTGGGGCTGGCCTTGGGTTTTTAGCTAGAAGCCGATATGAAGACAGGTTTAAGCCAGACAAAGAAAAAACAACTGGGGACAAGCTATTAGCAAAAGCACCTGTGCTGGGAGCGCTCACGGGCTTTGGTGCCGGATTCTTTAGAGGTAAACACCACGCAAAGACATTAGTGGACAGCCTAAGCAAGTTTGGAGCTCTAAAAAAAGACGTTGAGCTCAGGCCACATCAACTTGATTTGATCGATCAGGTGCACAAAAACAACGGTCAGATGCTAGTAGCGCACGCAACCGGAGTGGGCAAAACCCTGGGTGCTATAGCAGCGTTTGAGGACCTGAAGCAAAAGGGCAAGGCTAGTAAAGCTATCGTAGTGGTTCCGTCTTCGCTTAGAAGTAATTTTGTGGATAGCGGTATCAAGAAGTTTACGAATTCTTCTGTGTCTACCTTTGGGCCAAAGAATGAATCGGGGACTAAGAATGTGGGTCATCACTCAGCGGCAACCTATAATGTCATAAGCTACGATTTGTTCAGAGAACACGGCAAAGAAATAATTGATAAGTTAAAACCAGACACACTCATCATGGACGAGGTGCACAGAGCTCGCGCCACTGAGGGTGTTACATACAATAAACTCATGGATTTGAGGCCACACTTTAAAAACGTGCTCACACTCACTGGATCTGTGGTTAACAACGACCCTAATGAAATCGTACCCCTTCTAGATATTACCTACGGCAGGACGGGTCACAGGCTGGTAAATACAAAATTCTTCGATAAGCTATTTGTTAATAAACAGGCTAAAACTGTTGGGTTTATACAGCCAAAGACAGTCATAGAGAAATCTCTTAAAAACAAGCCACAGCTTAGTAAATATTTAGAAGGTAAGGTTAGCTACGTACCACACGAGGATGTGGAGAAACTGCTGCCCAAGAAAAGCATGGAAGTTGTACGTGTACCAATGTCTAAGAGACAGCACGAACTATATGACTTCTCCATGAGTTCTGTAGATCCGCTTACAAGATGGAAGATTAGAAACAACCTCCCGGTGGGGCAGAAGGAAGCTCAAGAAGCTTTTGGAAAACTCATGCAGGCAAGGCAAGTTGCCACAGACCCATCAGTTCTTGACAAAGAGCTGCAGAAGCTACCGGATCCAGCTGCATTTAGTCCTAAAATCAAACGCATCGTGGATGACCTTCAAAGTCACCTTGATGCTGGAAAAGATAATAAGTCCGTTATCTATGGTAACCTTCTTGAGGGCCAGCTGAAAGCTGTTGAGAAGTCGCTCAAACATAAGGGCATTGATTACACCACTTTTTACGGTGTGGGTAACGAAGGGAACTCCGCTAAGGCTAGGAAGCAGAATATTGAAAACTTCCAAAAAGGTGACCACAGAGTACTACTCATTTCTGGTGCTGGTGCCGAGGGCCTTGATCTGAAAAATGCAAACATGCTTCAGGTGGTAGAAGGACACTACAACCCAGAGCGTATTCACCAAGCCGAGTCTCGCGTGAGAAGGCTAGGCTCCCCTGTCAAAGAGGTTCAGATTAAACGCTATGTATCCACACCATCAGGTTCTAAAGCAGGCTCGTACCTCAAAGACTTGTTGAGTAAAACACCTGTTGGAGGAAACACAGGCGTTGATGAGTGGATTTATACTATAGCCGGTAAAAAAGAAAAACTTAACGCATCATTCAGGGATGTTCTTAATAACCGCGGCGTAGATAAGACAGCTGGGTTCAACGTTAATGACTCTGACGACAGGGCCTTTGCTGGTCACCTGTTGGGGTCACAGGCTCCGGTTGCAGGGCAGTATGGAATGATATTCGGACGTGCTTTTGGAAGACCTATAGCTAACTTAATGGCTAGACAAACAGATAAAGCTTTAGAGACAAAGGCAAAGCAAATCTTGTTAGATATGGGGCACGAAAACCTTGCTACAAAGCAACACTTTCCTAAGATAATGGCAGAGTCTAAGCTGGATGAGAAAGCACTAGACGCTAGTATGGGTATGGCTGCACTAGCAGGCGGCGCTGGTTTGATGTATAGCCTAAACCCAAGCGCGCACAAATTAGTCGATAAGTATGTAGCCGCCCCCCTAGGTAACCAACTTCAGAAATATTTAGCAAAGCGTCCTATCGTACCTTATGGAGGTAAAGCCTCCGATAAAGCACGCATGTTGCTTCATGCGGCTTCCAGCACTCCCGGAGGCCGTAAGTTAATAGCCACGGGCTTAGTAGGTATAGGTATGGGATTAGCTGGGCCTATACTAGGGGCATACGTAACTAGAAAAGTGCTAAATAGTTCCCTTAAAACAGACAACCCCGATCTTAAAAAGGGGATTGATATTTATAAAGAAAAACTTCGCAAGAAATATGAAAGTAAGTACAAAACCTCTAAAGGATTTGTAAACGAGTTCGAGACCAAGAAAGAACTTGGTATTGATGTGATTGATTAAGGAGAAACTATGAGTTTTAAAGGGGGCTTCAACAAACAAGCCGGTTTTTTAGACGCAGCCGGACGGGTTCTTAAAAGCAGCGTAACAGCCAAGGGAGCTGTTAAAAACATCGGTAGAACTGCAGCTATGGGTGCCGCAGGCGGCGCACTTACTGGTGGTCTACAGAAGGACGAGAACGGTAACCGCGGCGGTATCGGCGGAGCTCTTAAGGGAGCTGTAGCTGGTGGTGTTGGTGGTGCTGCTATCGGCGTAGGCGCAAATGCTGGAGACAGGGTCTCTAAGCTACGTGGCATCAACAAGGTTAAGAACATGCCAGGGAAGCCGGCAAATCCTATTATACTTCCTAAACCAGCTGTCCAAAGATCAGTGCCTAAACAGCGCCCAGATATTACGCCTGAGTACGCTAAAGTAGCTATGCTACTTAAAGAAGCTGCCAAGCGTAAAAAAGGTTCTAACATTTCACCTCCCATGACCGCGACCGTTGAGACCTTTATAAAGGTAGACAACAAGGTGGTGCAACTAGAATACGGGATTGTGGGGGACGACTACGTGATCCACGTCACCCCAATTCACGCTAAGAAGAACTTACTAAAAGAACCACTTTATAAGCAGGCTCTTTACCACTGCATCACCGAGCTCAATAAGTTGATCCCCTATGATGTGCAGGTGGACATATACAAGCCACAAGACGACTGGCAGATTAAAGCCACTAGTTTCCTCATCCGTGGTGGTGCCACT